AATCTTTGTAATGACACCCCACTTCTGACCTTTTACGCCATGATGGTAAATATCATTACCTGGTTTAACTATCACATACATTAATTAAACCTCCCTTTTCTTTTTTTTAAGCATGTTTCACTTCTTTAATTTTGAAATCATCAGCGCTTATCGTATCACCTCTTAATGCTTTATTTACTATTTTATCCAACGCTTTTCTAACTTCTTTTCTTGCTCTTTTTATATCCTTATAATCTCTGTATAGAGTTTTAGCAAAGCCTGTAGCCTCCCTAAATTCTTTCCAATTTTCCTTTGCATTTTCTCGGAGATAACTAGACACCTTAGGCATCGGTAATGTTAAAGCAGACAATAAAGCAAATCTACGAGCTTTACCGATTGCATCTGTTCCTCTACGCATTTGATATTTATACTGTTGTTTATTATATTTTAATACTTGTTTGGCGTGTTCTTCTAGCTGATGATAGTTTTCAAATCGCTTTTTATTTTTGCCATTGAGTTTTTGATATGCTTTTTCATGTCGTACTCCCCATTTCTGACCTTTTATGCCATGATGGTAAATATCATCTTTTTTTTTGTATTATATACATTAGTTAAATTCTCCTCTCTTAAAAATGATTAATCATGTTCATACTATTAAATTGCATATTATTTAAATGCATCATTTGGGATTGAACTTGAAGATTCATTTGATTTCTTAACATTTCCATATTATAATTTCTTATATGATCGTTTATACGATAGGTTAGTGTCGTATCAATTCTCTTTCTTAATTTTTCATTTTTTTTTTATTGTTGAATTTGCACGTTCTATTCTCTTTAAAATAGATTTAAATACACGACTATTAATCCTCTTATTATTTAATGCTTTACGTTTGGTCATGTAATCTTTAATCTTTGTAATGACACCCCACTTCTGACCTTTTACGCCATGATGGTAAATAT